AAATTAAAGAAATATAGAATACACAAAACAATTTGTGATACATGTAAGGGCAATGGATATGTTAAGGTTGTCCATGTTGATGAAAAGAATCATATTCACCAATGCTGGGAGTGTGACTCGGAAGGAGAATTCTATGTCTACGAACCCCCGATGGTTGAGCACGATGATGCTACTCACGGTACTCGTAATACTTACAAGTTCTTGCACTGAGTTCGCTATGATGAGTTCTGGCGCCACAATTGCTGTGAGTCAGAATGTTTATGCTAAAGCTTATAGTGGAGTGGATGTACTAACTATCATAAGTACAGAGAAAGATATTAAAACACATATATACGAAGGACTAAAAAATGATTAGAGGCGATGGCATAGAATATGATAAGCTTGCAGAGTGGGTTAAAACTCTTCCAATTTATAGTGACTCACTCACAGAGATTCTTACGTGTGAGATTGGAGTTCGTGAAGGACTCGGATCTAAAATCATTATGGATGAAATAAAGAAAAAACTTCCTGAAGCCCTCTATAAACATATAGCAATCGATCCTTATGGAGATTTACTTTATCAACATTATGATAAAGACACGCCAGGAAAACCAGATTTTCCAGTTAAAGGAGATTACACAGATAGTATGATGAAACAAATGATCCAGGATTTTTCTAGATATCCTGAATTTAAATTTCACAACATGACTGACACAGAATTTATGAATAAGCATCCAGAGATGGGACCGTTTGACTTTGTCCATTTTGATGGACCACACATGACTAAAGATGTTTTAACCGAATCCATTTGGTTTGCTAACCGATCAAGGCGTGGTACGCGCTTTGTCTTTGATGACTACACTTATTATTCAATGGATCAAGTAGCTTACTGTTTAACCTACTTTGGTTTTAAAACTATTGAAGCAGGAGAAAATAAAATATGTCTAGAGAGAAAAAAATAATAATAAAAGATTATATAAAAATGTGGCAATCGGATCTACCGGATGGACATCAACTAAAGATTGCCCACGGCAAAGATATTCATACCTCTAAAGTATTAATACTAGATTTAAAATGGCCTGATAGAAAGAGAGATAAAGATGGACGAGTCATCTCTAACAATAGCTGATGTAGCCTACATGGCAGGACTCTTTGATGGGGAAGGACATGTTGAATATAAAAAAAGATTAGTAAAACAGAAAAAGGGAAAGAACAAAGCATACAACACCTGGTCCATAAGATGTGAGATGTCTATGACTGATAGAGGGGTGATGGAATGGTTTCATGAAACTCTAAATTTTGGCACTTTAAATAAAAGAGAAGCTAAAAAATCCTGGACGGGTAAAAAGCCACAATGGCGTTGGCGTTGTAGTTACAGAGACGCTTTAAAGTTTGCCAAACTGATGTGGCCTTATGCACAGGTTAAACTACACCCATTAGAACAAATTATAGATCACTACGAACCTAGAGCCCAGGAACTGGGCGATAATGTAGTTGATCTCGAACATTATAAGTTATGGATAAAAAAATAAAAAAATTAAAAATGGATATATTGTTGTGGATTCAAGGCTGGTCGGGCCAACTTAATTCGTGGGCCTGGAGGAAATGGGATAAACTCCATCGACAAGATTGGAAGAAGAAATGAATAAAGTTTTTATTTTAGTATTTACTTTTCTAGGGTTGATGACACTGCTATCATTGTATATGCTGGTGGTTGTACTATGACAAAAACTCTACATGAATTAGCTAAGAAATTTCCTAAAAAATCTTATAATGAGCTGGATAAAATGAGATTGAGCCAGCTGCCTAAGCTGAAGCAGAATATTATCAAGTCTGTGTTTCAGGTAGAGAGCATAATTCAAAGAAAGCTAAGTGAAAAAAAATAATAAATTTAAATATGTTAGTGGCCAAAAGTATGAGCACCACGGCTCACGGACCTATGACTTTGGCGATGAGAGGCTGCCCTCGGTAACAACAATCCTTGCAAAAACGAAAGATCAGAGTTATTTAACCAACTGGAAAAATAAAATTGGACATGAAAAAGCAGAAGCCATTAAGAATCATTCTAGCAAGCGAGGGACTTCCATGCATAAGTTCCTGGAGAACCACATCACAGGAATCGGGTATGATGATCTCAGTGCTATTGGGGAAGAGGCGCGTCCGATGGCTAAAAAAATTATTGATATTGGTCTTACACCCGTTACAGAGTATTACGGGTCGGAAGTAACATTACATTATCCGGGGCTGTATGCCGGTTCGACTGATTTAGTCTGTAGTCATAACGATATGGATACGATTATAGACTTTAAGCAAGCAAATCGCGCAAAGAATAAGGACTGGATAGACGATTATTTCTTACAAATTGCAGCGTATGCGATGGCTCACGATTATATACATGGGAGCAACATCGAGCAGGGAATCATTATGATATGCACCCAGGATCTTTATTTCCAGGAATTCAAGTTCAAAGGGTCCGAGATGCGGGAATGGAGACATAAGTTTCTTGAGAGATTGAGTCAATTTCATGGCAGAAAAGTGGCATAAAAGAGGCAATTCATGGAAAAAGTTCCATGGCCCACGGACCATGGAACGTGTCATGGAACTTTTTTTTGGTCTAGAACCTTTGTTATATAAGGTTTTTTTGATCCAGTTCCATGAGTTCCATGAGTTCCATCACTTTTTTTTCCGTTTATCAGAAAAACTTTTTGGGCTAGAAATACCTTATATAGGGAAGAGTGTGATAAGGAGATGACAGAAGAGAATTTTTGGGATAAGTTCCAGGCGAAACATAACCCAAGATATTACTATGCCACGAAAAACAAAAAGAAGATTAAGCTTAAACCAAAACGCCAACGACGATATCCCTTATTCAAAGGTCAGAGTTGAGTGGACTGATATATTATCGGATTCCGGCTGGGCTGATGAGAAAGGTTTTAACAAAATGAAGCTGGCATACCCTATTAATGAAGGTTGGTTATACAACAAAGATAGGTATGCTATTAAGTTGTTTGCTTCCTATGATCGAGAAGATGATGGGTCGTTGACTTTTGGGGATCGAACAATGATTCCTTTGGCTTGCGTGAAGAAGATGACTAAGATATGAGAAAAGCTTTAGATATATTTTTTCTCTTCTCTTACTACGTTATACTTGCTTTTGTCTTTTTTGCTGTTTGTCTTGCTCTTAGTATCATCTGCATTATCGACATCGTCTGGACTTTCTGTGACAACCTTAAGAGAAGGTACTCCGGATCTAACCTCTCTTTTTAAATCTTCTATTGGTTTAGCGTCCAGGATTGGGCTATATTGATCTATGATTTCTTTCATTCTACGTTCTAATTCTTGCTCACTCATATCTTCAAGTTTACCAGTTTTAATAATTTTTTGTTCGATGTAGAGGCCTCCAGCTTTTCCTCTAGCGACTTCTGCGTTAACAGCTGATGAGAAGCTACCTTTTTTGAGAGCCTCTTCTCTAAGTCTCGCAAGTTCTTTGATATGTTTTTCGAATGTAACTTCATATTTGTTTTGTACTTCCTCTCTTAATTCTCCAATAAATTTAACTACTAAGGGGTATCTTCTTGGATTACGTAATTCACTGGCTCTTACACGGGCTGACTCTGCGGCATAACCGGCTTCTTTGGCGCATTCGTAAGGAGTCATACGTCCTTCATTATAGACATATAGTTCTGAAAATCTTTGTTGTTGATCTGTGAGTCTTTTTGGTACGCCCATATTGAGTTGTCCTTATAAACTAAAAGTGGTCATCAAAGGATTTCGTCCTGGGTGACCACGTAAAGGCCTTGTTTGAACTTCGTGTGGTGGAGTCCATCCAAACAAGACCAAGCTTGACTTTTACAGTAAATTTAAGTACAAGTCAAGTATGGATTTAGAGGAAAGAATAAAACAATTAGAAAAACAGAAAGAGATATTGAAAGCTCGTATTAAGGAATTAGATAACTCGCTGTCGATAGCTTTAGAAGTTAATGACAAACATCAAAGATATAATGGTCAGCTTCAAACTCGCTTGACAGAAGTTGAAGAGGATAATAAGAAGTTGTCTCACCAAATTGAAGACAAACTTAATCAATTAAGAAAATCTGGAATGTAATGTTGAAGTCACAAGAACTTGAAAAGATAGTTAGAAAGTTTAATGATGGTAGTCCAGTTGCTATGGAGTCCAGGATTTCAGTTGAAACTCCTGATGGCACCATGTGGGATATTAATAAAATATTTTTAGCAGAGAATAAAATTATTGGTTCGAGAGAAACACACAGAATTGTCATTAAAATTTGTAAGGAGATTGCCCCGCCAGGTAAGGTAATCGGAAAGCTGTGATTACTTTAAAATCTGCATGGGTCCAGAGCGAAAATTATACCAAGAACTTAAGAAAAATACCCCAGGTATTATCTGGAATCGCATTGAAAATCTTGCTGGTATTGGCATGCCTGATTGTTTGGGGTACAATACTAATAGGCACTTTTTCACTGTTGAGTTAAAAGTTACAAAGAGTAATAAAATAAGATTTTCACCACACCAAATCGCCTTCCACACCACACATCCAAACGATACTTTTATCTTAGCCAAGCACCATGGTCAGGGGACCATGATACTTGTTCCAGGGTCCAAGATTCAAGAACTTTTAAGGGAAGGTTTTGCTTGCTCGTCTATTGCTCGTGGATCGTGGTCCACGGTGCTTGAGACTTTGCTTGCTTGTTGACTGCTCGCTTGTTGCTTGAGCGTCTCTGCTTGCTTGTATATTTTTCTTAACTCTGCATAATATTTAGGATGTCTTATAACGAATGTCATGATTAGTGTTTGCCGTATATAACACGTTTAACGCTGCGGTCCCAGCACTTCCTACAGCTCCGGCACTTGTTGCCCTGAGATGCCGCCGGGCATGTCACCTGATTGTGATCAGTCGACACGCCGGAGGTATACGGCCACCACGTAGGAGTAACGCGTTGGTTGTTCATATGATCGGATAATACTATTTTTAAATTCTTTGGAACTACTTCAGGATCTATAAGCT